GGTATAAACACGATCAAGAAGCTCCTTAGCGTTAGTTTGGGGTGTAGAAAAACCAGAAGAAGTGGTGTCAGAATAACCAGACGAGGTGGCAGCAGAAGAAGGAATAGAAGCTACGTCAACCGGGGGGTTTGCAAGGCTGATGGTGCGTGGCGGAGTTAGATCGCGGGTGGGCAGCGTAAGTGGAATAGTTTCAGCAACCATGGCAGTTGGATACGCAGCTTTTAATGCAGCAACAGCGTTAGGACCGCCCACGCTTTGAGTAATAGCGCCAGAAGGCTGTCGATAACTAGCCGTCCCATCAGGGTTAACCAGAATCGTCCCCCCTACGGCATATTTTTGAATCGCTGGTAATCCGTACATGTTCATAATCAAGTCCTAGGTCGGGGCCGATACCCACACAATTGATCCAATCGCTGACGGGATAGCAGGTCTGGCATAGGGAGATGTCTGCGCTGTATCAGAAAATATGTAAACACCATCCTGCACACCAGCATCGTAAGCCTGCTCAGTTGCCCAATAAAGCTCAATCTCGTCACCAACGTCAACCTCAAAAACAACTTCAGAATAGCCAACATTTAACGCCGGTACCCCAGCGCTTTGTCTTGCTATCAACGTAAATTGCGTCGTCGATTTTGCTATGTCTGTTCCGTTGTTTCTTAACCAAACGGTTGCGTCATGTGCTGCGTTATCTGTATTAGCAAATTGTAAACTGTAAGTGATCTTATATACACCCGCTATCTGAGCTGTAGCTGACCCTGGCGAGTTCAAGGTCCAAAATAATCCAGAATTAAGGGTGTCCCACGTGGCTAAAGTTGGTGTATTGTCGCCAGCAGCATATTGGTCGCCAGAATCTGAAGCCGCAATATGTGGCAGTGCAATACTTAGCCCAGGCCCACCGCCATTTAATAAGGTCGTCAGGTCATTTAAATACGAATCCAACCGGTTGAAATACAGTCTTAGCGTTCGGTTCTTATCACTTTCAGACACAGGCTGATACGTCGGCTGTGGTAGCGGCAGAGCTGGGGCCGTAAAGTTTTTAATAATAGCCATTACCGACGCCCATCCGGTCGGACATCAAGACGGGGGGAGCCAAGCTGCCACTGCACACCCAGCGCATCGGAGGCTACTTTAAGCGCCATTTGACGGGCACGTGCCCTCATAAATACTTGGTCAGTGTAAATATTTACGTTAGCTGCTGTGGTAAATACGCTCTGCGTATCCGAGGGGTCGCTTGTGTAAGCGCCGCCAGGGAAGTTACGGGGGCGAACTTGGAACGTAACTTCTGGGGTTGCAGCCGTAGATTGGTTAAAGTTTACATCTGGAATCAGCCTGCGGGTCAGCATAAACTGATCGCCTTCAGTAATGTCAAAGTCGTTGGACTGAATATAAGAGTCCATAGGTTCGCCGTCAGCATCGACACCAACCTCGTGCTGATAAAGGTTTCCGTTGTTGGGGTTGCCTGCAACGGTGTCGGAGTACTCGTACTCGGCAGTATAAAGCCCAGTAGGGTAATCCCTAAGTGGGGTATCCATCCATGCCGTGCGGCCTAAATTGCCAAAGAACCAGAGCTGTTGAAAGTGGTTATAGACCACATAACGATTGTTCCAGTTGGAGTCGGCGCTGGGGTAGAACCACCAGATTTCATTAAAGCCCTCGTTAGTGCCCGAAACAATTTGATCGGCCTGAGCAAAGTTAATGTCTTTGTAGACGTACTCTCGTACCGTGCACGGGAGCGTTTGGATCTGACCGGTGTAGACGTAGAACTTATCCGTGCCCATCCAAAAGGTCATATTATTAGCTGTTGCCGCCGCCCGTGGGCTAATGATCGAAATGTTATCGCCTAATTGTTGCAGTGCAAACACATCGGTCGTGCCCGTAAACTGAAGCGAATACAGGGTCGTGTCGGTGAATGTCAGAATTTCTTGCCGTGTTGCCTGCGTTGCAACAATCTCCGAACCCCGTGAAACACGTAAAAAGCCAGCACTGCTGACCGCACCACCCGGCGTTGTGCCTGTGGGGTTCCAATACTGAGGCTCGTCTTGGCTGGCCCAGCGGATCAGCAGGGGGTCGTAATCTGTGGACAAACCGCCAAAAGGCTGGCAACCAAAGGCTAAGAGGTGCTTGTCATTCTGGGAGACTGTGACCTGCATAGCCAGTGTGGGGACGGAATCGGCGCCGCTAAGGTCCGATAAAAGAATCGCCCGTGTATCAAGCGCCGTGCCAGGGGCTACAACAGACCCCCGCTCCCAGTAATAAATTGGACCCCTGCGGATATTAGCAACCAGATCGTTGTCAAAGTTATCCATGAACCAGTCACGTTGAAGCAGATCAATCGGGGTTGAACCGCTAAGACCCCAGCCGTAGTTACCGTTCCAAGGTGAAGAACCCCAGCCATACCCAGCGGTTGTAGCGGGGTAGCCAGGGTGAATCTGGCACTCAATATCAATCGAAGAACCGCCCCCAGCCGCTACCGTTGACGAGGCTGCCGTAGTCACAGTAATTGTAAAAATGTCGTTGTCCACCCTGGTGACCACGTGCTCGGCGTTAATCTCAGCATCAGGCACCCCACCAACATCGCCAGTTACCCCAGAAATCGTGACGTAGTCCCCAGACAGGCAACCGTGGGCTGTGACATTGATTGTGACTGTGGTTGAGCCGCTGGTTGTTTCAACGCAGTCGTCGGTGTCTGGCGTAGCCAGCGTAGCCCGTAGGGGCGTGATGTCATAAAACTGTCCACCGACTTCGATATAAAGCTTAATGTCGGTGCCTACGCCCAGGAAGTTGTCGGTAAAAGAAGTGACCCAGTTCCAGACCTGGCGACACACGCCAATAAAGGGTTCGCTGGTTGTTTTCTGCCAGCCGCCTAATTTCTGAGGATACCCGGAGAAGAAGCGAATCTTGTCGCCATCCCACCAGCCGCCCTCACCACTATAGTTTGTGGTGTCTCGGTTGATTCCAGGTTTGAAATTAAGCTTTAGAAAAGGCATTAGGCTACAAGTCCAGGTAGATACACGGTTTTACCATTTTGTTTTGTAGCAGTCATCACCTGGTTCTTAAGGTCGTTGGGGTTGTAGCTAACGTGCACCCACCCCGAATCAGGTATGCCCGGTGTGTAAAATTCTAATATTAATTGGCGGAATTGGCAATTGTCTGCGATCCACTGGGCAAGGTCAGCATTAGCGATGCCAGGAATCTCGATGTCGGCTGCCATCCCCTTGCAATGGTCCGATGTGGTACTGCCGCCCACCTTGGCATTAACTAGGGGGTGCCTGTAACCCGAGTTCACCTTGACTCCCATACCGTAGTAGCCACGCACTTTTTGGAGAACTTCTTCGCAAAGTACCCGCATGTTGTCAATTTCAGAACTTGTTGGGGTGTTGTCCATACCAAAGCGCAAAGCCGTCTCGGATTTGGTCATCTCATGCAGGGTAAAGTTCTGGGTCAGGTTCATTTAATCACCTTTCTTAACTCTTCTGCCTTGTCTTTACTGCCCATGCTGGAACCAAAGTAGTAGCTGGCAATCTGGGTTACCAAAGCGCTTAGAACGCCTAAAACATAAATCAAGATGTCTTTGCCTTCGGGGGTAACGTCCACAAAAATGATGACCACGAATAGGGCAAAACTGAGGCCCGTAACAGAAAGAGCCAATACTGGAGTGATAATCTTGTTAATGAGAGGTGCATATTCAGACATTGCGATTTGAGCTTCTCGTTGTCTGGCTGAGTCCAAATCTTTTGCATACAGTTCTACCTCCTTTAATTGCCCTTCCTGAGCAAGTTTAGCAAGGTCAAGTTTTGCTTTGGCGGCAGCTTCAGGGTCAGGCATAACCCGGTCCAAAACCTTTTCACCAATACTTAAAATTGTGTCCAAACCGATCATGTAGGTTGTCCTTCAGGTATTTTTATGCAGGTTGTTCGATAGGCTGTTACGTTATCGTCAATTTCAAATAACCTTGATATGTCAGAGTTTCGTAGTTCACATACGGTTAGGGTTGTGATCTGCCTGTCCACCACAAAACGACATTCGCCATTCAAAAGGCAGATAAAGGCAACCGCAATAAACATTACTTTGCCCCCATGCTAATAAGTTCAACCGCCATCCACAGAATCGAGATCACCCCAGCCGAGCCAGCAATAATTAACCCGCCTGTAAAGCAAGCTTCAAAGAAGGCCTGCTGGCGCATACGCTGGTCTTGAATAGCTTTAATGCGTTGCTCACGAATCTTGCGCCTAATGTTGTAGAACTCCCGCAGACCGTCCATACCAAGATGGCAAAGGCCACCGTAAAGGAACTGGTGCCGAATGTCTGCTTCCATTTCACGCATCTTGACCTTGGCGGCGTAGGCATCGAAGGCTTGCTTGGTGTCGTTACTGAAGTCGAGCTTCTTAAATAACGGCGGTTTCTTAGGCTTGTCCGATACCTGCTCTAGTACATCAGCGGCTTGCGCCCACGCAGACAGTTGGCTCCAAACATCGGAAACCTCCCTGCCTACTTCGACAGCTTTCTTGATGCCACCCCATATCGCTGAGATTGTGGCTAATGCGGTTATCGGGTCCATTATGTCTCACAGTCATGGGGCCTATTGATCTCAATGATCGCAAACTCTTCGTTAAAAGTCATCACACCCAAGCAAGCTATGTTCCAGTCCGGTCCAGACTGTTCGCTCCACGAGGGGACGTTAATTCTTACGTGTCGGGCTAGGTACTCATGCCCGTTTTCAAACACGCGCCAGACATGTTCTGACGATCCTCGGCCCGGTTCTCCTGCGCTCTTGTTAAAGCGAATCAGGTATTTATTCACTTGTCGTGTATAAAATTGGAGATGCAGTACCGGCCCAAACCTTTGCCACAGTCTTCAGGCTTCATTGTTACCTCAGTCACCTCATGCTCGACAACCCCAGGCATGATGTAGGTTCTATTAAACCACGGTTCAAAGGCATAGCCATACTCTGTTAAGACCAGATCCCCACCCTCAAAAGCCTTGGGCTGCTTATACAAATACGTTACCGCAGTCAACAATGAGAGATCTTTGTGTGCTTTATAATGCGATTCATTTTCATAATAGCTAACCAAAGTATTGTCGCTATTAGAGAATTTTAATTGCTTCAAAATAACGCTTGGTTTGTCTAACTGTATGTTAAAAATCTTACGGTTAAACTTTAAAACATTTGAATACCTACGATCTAAGTATGCGTCGTCTAAAAAAATACCAGTATTTTTTTTCTTGGGTTTGTTATTCTCATCTACAGCACTATTTGTTTTATCTGGACCCAACAACGAATCTGACAGAGTCCAAAAATCAAGCTCTAAAAATATGAGCCGCAGCTCTTCTTCTGTGTAGGTGTTGTCAATAATGATGTATTCAAACGGTTCTCTGCACAGGGTTACTTGCAAGGGCTACTCCGGTCGGGTGGGCCAAAAGACCTCGTTGGGGTAATCAGGGTTTAGCGGGATTTCCTGGAGTTTCCTGCGGTACTCCATCCAGGCTTGGCGCTCTGCTTTGGTTTGGCTAGCGTTATCCGCAGCGACCATTGGCAATGACTCAGCTAAAAAGTGCGCGATCTGGTCATCAACAATCTTTTTAATGTCAACAACAGGCTCGGGCACATCGACCTCAAACCAACCAAGGTCTGCGTGTCCAGCCCAAGACAAATCGCCTAAGCGGTCAAGTGAACCCTTCAGGCCAAAAATATTTTTCCAGTTATCTGGAAGATCCTGCGGCTCATTTAGAGCTTCGCCGGTTGACAGTTTTTTTAGTTGCCATTTTTTCATTTTGCTTTTCCTTTAATGCTTTGACTGAATCACCGCCGTCACCGCCAGACATATAAACGACATTTCCACCTTCGTCCAAAGCGACCTTGTTGTGTAACAAACCATCTTCTTCTCCAACCATCAGATTTGGCGCACCATCAGCCTTGGTATCCTGCATAAAGATTTTGGCATCGTCTTTCTCATTAGCAAATTCTTTAACATTTGCCAGGATGTCCATGATCTTTTTGGCTTCCTCATCGTTGTAACCTGATGCGCCAAGCTGCTGAAAGACCGCCATATCGTTTACAAAAGGCACATGCCTATTGAGGTGCTTCTTCTCTGCCTCGGAAACTCTCCAGTCACGCCAGCTTGCAAAATCATCTCGTGGCTTTAGGGCAATATGACATCCGACATTGGCGGCTAACTGATTAATTAGCTCAATTACTTCGCATGGTTGCATGACACACCACAGGTGTCTGCCGCCATCTCCACGCATCATAATCTCAGCGGTTCCACCAAAAGCTGTTCCTACAGTTATGGACCTTGCTCGGTTGCGATTACTTTCCCGGTTCTCAAGATCCATTTCTGCTTCCATTTGGCGCAGCTTTTCAAGGCGCTGAACCTCGATGGCGTTTTCAGTTTCACGGATTTTTTGAATGGCTTCAGATCGTTTCATTTTGGATTGAAAGTAAAGTGAAGGTGGCCTATTGTAATATCGTCATCTGTAGATACGCATTGGAATGGTTCGGCAAACTCAATCTTGTGGTTTAAATGCGACCCTTGAAGATCAATCCATTTCCAAGGAATCACACCAAAACAGCCCCAATCAAACCCCCAGCCTTGCCCATCTTGATCGTACAGAGTTCCGGTTTTTTGAGGTGTAACCGCAATCCAATAAAGATCAATTAGCGGCCGATCATTCTCCCATCGGCGGGAGACTACAAGCTCTCTTATTCCCGAACTCAAACCATTGTGCATCGACTGCGAAAACAACATACGCAAATCATCGTTTGGAAGAACAAAGCCTGGGTCGCCAACATAATAACTACCAGGCTGAAATATTATTGCGGATTCCATGATATGACGACTTGACCCCCTGGAGATGCAACGGTAATTGGCGTAGGCGATCCAGGAGTTACTGGTACGCAGTTATATGTTACAGGTGTAGCTGCCGACCCAGAAGGGGTGGGTGAAGTTCCACCTGCATTTCCGGCGTTCCCTCGACCACCTCCACCACCTCCACCTCCGGCACTAGCATAAGGGGGTTGGGTTCCAGGCACGGGTGAACCAGAGCCGCCGCCAGCACCAGCTCTAAGTGCCTGCGGCCTATCAGGAGCAGGGTTAAACTGAGATAATAAATTTCGAGTACTGGCAGAATTAGGCATTGGGCCTTTTAAACAAAAATTATAATCAAAATTATCCAATAGCGAGACGTTAATTCCAGACCTACCTTGACCGCCCTGCCCACCACCAGACCCGCCCTGAGTGTTAACACCAACCCCTGGATATACTGTAGGGTTAAGGGGAAATCCCAAGCATGCGACAACATTACCTGTTCCCCCTGGGGCGGTTATATCATAAGGCGGTGCAAACGGAAAGGTAGCTCCCGTTGCTCCTCCATTAACCGCTCCAGCTCCGCCACCTCCCTTGCCACCGTAAGAAAAGCAACCTCCCGGTGGGAGTCGGTAATAACCAGCGCCTCCTTGCCCTCCCCCGTTACCCCCATTACCTCGACTCGCAGTCCCGGAGGGGGGGCCATTGCCACCTATAGTCCCGCCCTGTCCACCCGTTCCGCCATTGCCTGCGGCTCCAGCAACGCCTGCGTTTCCGCCTGCCCCGCCAGGAAAGGTATTACATAGTGCGGAAGAAGAGCAACCTGCATTGCCTGGTTGACCGGCTTGCCCAGCCGTTCCGGCTTGACCTGTTGAACCTGCCTGCCCACATCCAGGCCCTGGGCCTTGTCCTGCGTTGGGATTGCGTCCTCCACGAGCACCTAAAGGCGCTCCTGCTCCACCTACTGGCTGTGCAGGAGGCACATAGAGAGTGCCGGATCTACAAAACCTCATTACACTACCGCCGGCTCCTAAAAAGTTATGCTGTTGAGGCGCAGTTGCGCCGGACCCACCGCCCCCACCGGCCCCACCAGAACCGGGATTACCAGGGTTACCTGGGTTACCAGCAATACCAGGATTGCCTGTAGCGCCCTTGCCTGTAACGCTAACTATTTTTACTCCAGGTGGCACATCCCATGTACCTGATGCGTTGAATGTGACTGATCCGCCGGGTACTAATCCGCCCAGCGCACCGACTTTAGAGGCTCCAATAGGCATAGCAAACTCCTACTTTATTAACGATAGCCCAGGCCGCTGGTCATATTTGTAGCCTGCACACGGGCCGTTTTGGTTAACATAATGCAGCATCATCTGCACGTTGATGTCTGTTTCTGTAGCGGGTTCCCGCCAATGCTTAATTTCACATCCTTTATACACGCAAGCGTCCCCAGGTTCAAGGGTGTATTCCGTTGGTTCACCGCCGGGAGTCTGCATCCAGACCGACCAAGGCTTGCCTACCGTAGCAATATGGCATGTCAAAGAAATTTCGCAAGATGGGCGGTCAACGTGCGGCGTAAGCTCTTCGCCTTTTTGATAAACCCGTGTAAAAGAGTACGAGGGAAAGAGCTTGTAACCGGTCACCTGTTCAACATGTTCCAGCTTGTCTGCAAGAATCATTTCAATTAATGGATCGGCGTAATAGCTAATCTTGCTGGCATCACCTTGACAACCACCTTGATTGTTTTCTGGATAACGCTTTAACGCATTTTCAAGGTAGCGTGACACAACCGATACTGAGTCAGGGTCAAGAAATCCTTTAACTAACACATAACCCTTGGTTTGAAAATCAGTCATAGCGTACCTTTTTTGTATTTGTTTAGAAACACAGGAGGGAGAATTTTGTTAAGACTTAAAAATTCTTTTTCACCAACCAAATGATTTGTTACCTTAACTTTTCTATCGGTTAGTGGGACCAAATGAACTATTGGCATTTTGTGTGCCAATTCTAATCTGTAGTTTTCTTTTCTTAGAAATAAATTTATGTTCACAGATGGTATGTATTTGCAGTTTACAACTCCATGCTGAATAAATAAATTACTAACTAACTCAGGGCAAACTATGTGATTCCAAAACGGTTCTATAAACAACAAATTTAAATCTTCTTTAGATTGGCACAGCCACGGCGGCAAAAGTTTAAGGTGGTGAAAATCATTGTTAAAGGTGTTGTTTGTAGCCTCCGCTGGATGGGAGGCGATGTCCGTCATATACCCACCCGCAAAATAATATCCGTATGTTTCTGTGGATACATCAATAACAAGGTCACTCCACATCGGAACAGTAAACGAGCGTTTAAAATATTCAGTTAGCCCGTAGCAATTTTTTATAGTTCCAGTATTAACATATTTGACATGCTCTTCAGGATGTTTAAAACTTTTGGGAGTATTTTTGAACCATGCCGGCATGCTTTTAATTGATGTTTGAATTGGAGCAAACTTGTGTGCAGCTATGTCACAAGTAAAAAAATCTACAACAATTTCTTTTCTTTTAAAAAAGAACTCAATCATAGTAAAACCACCCGGTAACGATGTACTTATGCGTTTCACCCAAAACCGGATTTCCTCGGTGAGCATGAGTATAAGATGCAGGCCAGAACAGCATAAGGTTTTCCTCTGGCTTAATTCTCAACTTTTGGTAAAGAAACTCAGTTTCACCACCCTCACCATCGAGGCCGTTTAGATAAAGCATGTAGACCACCACACGATTGGCTTGTGTGCCTGGCCCCTGTTCGCCATGCCAAACATGATAACCGCCGCCAGGACCGGTGCGTTGCATCTTCATTACGGTAGCCCGAATATTGCCTTGGTCTTGGAGAATTGAATATTTGCTTGAGTAGTTGTCATAACATTTTTGAAGGCCCTTAAAAAACATATCACAAGGGTCGCTATCAAATTCTTGATTCAAACCGCTTTCATTGATCTCCACCCACCTAAATGGTTCCAAATTGTGGTTTCTAAAATTTACCCCAATTTGAAAGTCGTCCTTGTGATGCCTATGTGCGTTTTCGCTTTGTTGGCGATTTGCGCCGACCCCGTCTTGTTCTAAGCGATTAAATTCATTAATGAGGTGTTGGCAGTACCCGGCTGGGAACAGCTCTCGATAAAACCCGACAAAGTCTTTGTGTTCAATATTCATTTAAATGGTGGCCCTGAGATCCATGCAACTAACGACTGACGATTCCCTTGCGTAACAGGCGTAACCTGATGCAGAGTCCATGACGGGAAAGCAACAATCAAACCTCGTTGTTTTCTCATTCTTGCAACATTTTTGTCGCTAGGCTGAAGCTCCAACACGCCGCCTTCGTAATCCACGGGGTCGGAAAGTTGAAGAACAATTGAAAGTTTACGGCAAGGTGAGGTTGTGTGTGGCCCCATATCGACATGCCATCCATACATGCCTTGCTCGGACCCATCGTAATTCGTCAGTTGAATCTGTTCGCCAAAGCCGGTGAGATCAAAACCAAAAAACTGAGCGTTCAAACTGGACACAACATGCCCAAGTGTTTCAAAAACCCATTGCGTTTCGCTATTGTTTGGTAACCAATGAAGGCCAGACCTGCGTATGTCTGGATTTACTCCGCCACCTCCTCCACCACCAACACCTGCTCTTTGTTGGACGTTTTTTGCTTCTTGTTGTAGCCAGTTAAGTTGCTGCTCATTAAACGCCCCTTCCCACCATGCAAACGGCTCTTGCGCTCGTCCGTAGGGGGTTAATATGTGTTGCATCAATTAGCTCTCTCCCTGCATCCCAAGGTGAAATGAATAAACTTGGTTGGTCGTTGTGACTGATTCATTGTGAACTGATGGGGTAGCCATGCGTTAAAAAACATGAACGTCCCAGGCAGCATATTGTTAAAGAATATCTTAGGCGTAGCAACCGTGACCTCTTTGCCTGTTGTAAAAAAGTCAGTCATGGCTTTGCCTTGACGGGGATCAGAGAAAATTGGAAAAGACCCGCCTTCTGGAGTATCCAAAAAATACAGGCCACACATCTGCGTATTGGGGTGAACATGCGGCTCATGTGATCCCCAGCAACCAAGCTCTTGCCCCCACATGCCCGAGGTGTAGAACTCATGGTGGTCAATAAAATAGCCCTGCTTAAGGAGAAGATCCGTAGCAGTCTGGCGAAAGTAATCCGCTAAAAAGGAAAGCTCTGGATCATTACCCATGTGGCTCGTTTGAACCACCGGGTAATTATTGCCTTGCTCTTGGTTAATCCGTCTCTGTTCTGCGTACCAACGGTCAACCTGTTTCAATACATGGCCTACCCACTCGGGCTTTTCTTCCCGATAAACAGCAGTAGCAAAGTAATGAAACTCGTTCAATTACTGGTTAATGTATGTAACGATTGAAGCGGCAAAAGTGGTTACGTCAGAGGCGGTAATGCCACGCTCACCCGTGGGCTTATTGCGGTCATTTTCCATTAGGATGGCTTGTGCAATACGCACGGCCTCCATTTTGCGGTCTACAGCACGAGCTGCGTTGTCAAAATCAAGTTGGGATTGTTGTTCAGCGGTAAGTGCCATTTCTAAACTCCTTTAATTAAATGGATGAAGCGTTCTTGATGGGGATTGAAACATACCAATTAGAACCTCCATCAACTGTGAAAAAGAACCATATATCTGTGGTGCTATCCGTGGTGGTCGGGCTAAGTGCGCCGTCAGCAGCCAAGAATGTACCGCCTGCTAGCGTTAAAGTAAACGGGCCACCTGTGCCACGGGTAAGAACCAAAGTAAACGATGTTGCCCGGTTTGCCGTAGCGTTTGACCCGGAAACGGTAAGTGTACAGCTCTGGTCCAAAGTTGCCGTAAAGACCGTACCGTTTGAAGCAGTCAAAGTGCTAGTTGCGCCCAAGTTACCTTTGGCGGTTAACTTATCGGAAAAAACTCCTGACATCCATTTTGTTGTTACAACCTCGCCGGTACCGTCTGGCGTAAGGGTCAAGCTGCCATTGGTGTCGGTCGTGCTGATTGTGTTGCCGTTAATATTGATGTTGTCGATGTCGGCTTCTGTAATGGCACTGTTCGTACCCAGGGTCGCACCGTCAATCGAGCCACCGTTGATGTCAGCGGTTGTGGCTGTTAGGTCAGGAGTCGTTAGTACGGGAATGTAGTCAATAGCAGAAACAACGTCTGTGCCGTTGTTGTAAACAATAACCGTTTTACCCGTAGGGATCGCCACACCAGTCTGGCCTGAAACCTTGATCGTGACCTGCTGGTCCGAGCCATTCTTAACAATATAGGGCTTTTGGACGGCTGGCACCTCAAGAACCGCAGCGCCACCGGGGGAACCCGTCAGGTTAAGGTAAATCGCCCGTGCATCTTGGGCAGCATTGGAATTGGTCAGGCTAAGCGTAATTGTCGTGCTGGACATTGCAACGTCAGCTTTACCGACAATCGACTGCTCAAGCGCCGTGCCAAGGTTGGTATTAGTTGTTACGCCCCAAGTACCCGCCTGCTCACCGGTGCCGATCAGTTCGAGTTTTAGGTTGGTTGAATATGTACTTGCCATTTTTTACCCCTAATTGCTGGTTGGAGTGACGTTCCAGTTGGCGTCGTCGTAGGTGTTAATGATTTCCCACAAAAGCCTACGAGAGATTTCATCCGCCATGTCGGCACTTTCCAAGATATTTGAGTTAAATACTACGACTGCTACGTTTTGTTCAGAGGCGACTGCTCCCTCTAATACTGGAATATTGAGTGTTGCAATTGTGCTAATCAACTCCGCACCGGTAGCCGATTCTGCAATGGACGCCGGGATCAAAATAACAATAGCCGAAACTTCGTCAGCACCTGTTGCAGATTCTACAACAGCGGTTCCAAAAAGAACACCGCCAGACGGCGCATCAGCCATGGCTGCGGCCTCGGACACTACGTTACCAATCTGGACAAACGCCGATACCGTATCCGCCCCTTGGGCGATTTCTTGAATAATTCCACCAACGGCGTAACCGGAACTGTTTTGCACTGCACCAAGAGCTGCCTCAAGGACCGAACACTGGACATCAAAAAGTGCTGACATCTGGTCAGCCGCATCCGCTGCCTCAACAACAGACGTACCAAGCTCAGGTGTAGCAGAGGGCGCATCCGCCATCTGGATACCGCCATTACCAAAGCCCCAAGCACCAAAGCCAAAAGAACCTTTGTCCCAGCCAATCGTACTAATCAGGGCATCGTAGGGGTAGCCCCCACGCCAAGCGGCATTAAAGTCCACAGCTTCGGAAACAGACGCCCCAATGACGTATATGGACGCCGATAAATCAGCAATGTTGCCGGACTCAAGAATACTGGAGCTGACGGCATAGCCGCCCAAAAGCGACTCAGCGCCCGTAGCTGCCTCTGAAATAGACCTGGGGTAGATCGGACCACTACTGACAAGCTCAGCCCCTGTACCGGCCTCTACGATGGCTGCTGTGAAGTTGTTGCCAGAAGAGTCAAGAAGCGTTGTTAAAGCCGACCCTTCGGCAATCGTAGGGGTAAAAACACCTAAAGCAGAAAGAAGTTCAGAGGCAGCTCCACCCTCCGCAACAGTGCGGTCATAGGCAGAGCCACCCCAGCTAGAAGACCCGTAAGGCCCCGAACTCCAACCGCTTATGTCAGCCATTACGCAGCTACAAGTTCATCTTCCGCAAACCAACGGCTATGGGTGTTACCGGCTTCATCCTGCCACTCAACCAAGTAGAAGAAATTGCCATCTTCATCCATACGCAACTTTGCCACCGGACCCTCGGGAACGGCTTTATTCAAGCGAACAGTCTGGCCTTTTTGAAATGTCGTTGCCATTTTTTACTCCTTAAGCGTCAGCAAGGCTGAACTGGTAGGTCACATTCAAGGTGTCACCGTTAACAACGGAACGATCACCAGGAGATTCAAAAGCTGCTACGGAGAACAGGATGCCTGTATTGGTCGAGTTGTCCTGGGTGGCAGTCAAGAAAGCACCGTCAATCGTTACCGTACCGGTAATGCTAAAGCTTGCCACCGTACCGCCTGAAGCAACCGTGTTGGCAATAACCGAAGGATCAGCAGAAGTAGCCGAACCGAAGTCAGCCGTAATACGGTCTGTGCCCGAGTAGTCGGTAGTTTCTGTCCAACCAGCGTGGGAAGCCATTGTGTCGGTCACAGAATAAGAAGGTGTGGGGCTGTTGTTAACCAAGCCAATGTACCAAGCAGCGGTGTAGGAAGTGCCACTGAAGTACTTGTCATTCATGTCTTGGCGACCAGCGTTCGTGGTCAGGTTTTTAGCCTCATCACGCCACTTCAGGTTGCCATCCTTGTCATAGGCTTCAAATACGAAAACGCCACCACCAGCAGCGCCTTCTCCAAAACCGGAAAAACGCTCGATAGCACCGTTCACTTTATCTGAACTTTTTGCTTTAGATTCCATCATTTACTCCTTAAGAAAGTCGGATTAATGCATCCGCGCTGGATGCGGTTGGGAATGTCACGATAAAGCTCGTGGTAGAGGTTTTATCTGACCCAAAGTCTAAAACACAAATGGCTGGATTACTACCGCCAGACTTGTAAATCAACGCCCCCCGCGCAGTAAGAGCGGCAGAGATTGTGGCGTTTTCAAAGCTAATGTAGGCAGTGTTGTTTGAGATGCCTTTTTCGACTGTAAGAGTAACGCCACCTGCCGTGTACCCCGAGGCCGAGACTTCACCGGTTGCTGTATAGGCGGCTGTATCTGCATCTAAAGTCGCACTGTTGGTGTACAACGCCATCTTGACCGTGTCAGTATCAAAGTCAAAGTCTCCGTTAATAAGCCCGGATTTAAAAGAATTGCACGTGTAGTTGCCTGTAAAAGCCAATTTAGTTCACCGTCATTCTGACCTGACCAGACCTGTAAGCATCGCGGCGCTCCATGCCATCACCAAGACGTTTAGCCAGAATCATGGCCTCTTCGTAACGCTTGTTGTAATTAGCAAGAACATCGGCCTCACCCTTCATGTAGGTGTATGCCTCCACCAATGCCCCGTACAGTAAGGCAGAATCAAAGTTATCCCCAAGCCAAGTTGTAGATGCAGTAACGATAGACTCAGGGTAGTAAAAGTAGTGTAGTTCAACGTTGTAAGCAGCATCGGGAGTAGGAGCCAAAAATAAGGAAAGCTCATTCGTAATAACTGGGGGCGTTGAATTTGTCGTGGCTGGCCCAAACAAAGCGTAGTATTTAGGAATACCCGTTGTTGCTGGATTTGGGTAAGCTGCCCTTAAGTAGTTAACGTCTTTGTTAAGCAAATACTCGTAGTTGCCGCTACCGTCAATGACAGCAAGAGAGTAAACAGCCAAGAAATCACCAGGAGCATTGATGTACATGGCCCTGGGGTCGCCAGGGTACGCACTGGTAATTGCCGTTACGTTCTTACGAAGCGAAGGAAACTGGACCGAGTTAAAGATTCTTTCTTCGGCCTGCTGAATAAACGTGTCAATCTGCTCTTTGGACGTAAAGGTAGCCGTCGCAGCACTGGGGTCAGTGAACTGCGTATTTGGGAAGTCGTTCTCGACGTACCCCTTGATGGTTTCAAAGAGCTGAGTGTAGTTCATTTATCCAAGCTTCTTAGAAGAGTTTGTGCCCTTCGTAGCTGCACCCGTGCCACGAGTCTTAACAGTTTGCGTATTGGGTACATTGTTTGGGTAACCTGCTGTGTTCGGTACTGGGACCGGTGTGGGTGTTGGTGGGCATTTGTACATTATCGACCCCTTCCAGAAGAACGCTGGTTCATGACCTTAGCCATGCCCCGCCCGTACTTCTTCATGTCAATGTTGGTTTTTCCGCCTTTGCGCAGACCCTTGTGGGCTTTACTAGCGGGTTTGGAAGCATGCTCCTTGAGCATCTTGGACATAGCCGCTTTATCCATTTTTACGTCTTCATGCTTTGCCATTTTAAACTCCTATGTCGTTGATACCGTAACGGTACCGAGTGTTATACCCAACACCAAATTGTTTGGCGTCAGACCATCTGCATTTGCCTGCGCTCCGCCAACGGGGTTCCAGCCCCATTGGAAAATCCTACTACCGCCAGACTCTGTACCGTCTGGTCCAAGCCCAGATGTGAGGTAGCTGTTGGCATCTGGTCGTGGGTTTCGCACCGCCTGTGGATCTTCCACAGGATACATACCTAATTGTAACTGCGGTTGGTCAGGTTCCCAACACTCTGGGCACACCAAAATGTTGACGTTCTTTGTCTTAATAATCAGCCGTTTTAGCTCTTTCAGGTCATAGCGAAAGTTGCAGCGGTCACACTGCGCAATCGCATATTTGCCTGACGAAAACCGATTACTCACGATATAAACATCCTACGGGGCACCAGACGGTCTGGAGCTTTTTCACGGTCTTCACCAGCCGCCAAATCCCAAGCCTCGTCGTACATCTGCTTTAAAGGCTCCAAACGATTAAGCGCTTCAGGAATTTTCAACGCCAAGTAGTACGCCAGCCCCGACACAAGGCAGGTCAAGAAACGGAAAGGAACATCTTGCGTGTTGACTCCACCACCAGAATCTTGAATACGGCGCATACGCCAGTAAACAAACGTATAGGACTGAGAGCCATCTGGAGCAGGCCAGACATTGATTTGGGGGGCGTTTACGCCTGAAGGTTCTGTCGCTCCCGACTGACGATTTACCCAGACCTGAATAGGGCGTGCCTGTTGAAGCTTGTTGGGAATCGTGGCATAGGTAGAAACACTAATACGGGAAATGGTCAGGTCAGCTTGTGTGGCTGCGTTACCTGCGCCCGTACGAATAACCTGCTCCAAAAGGTCTACGGTGTCTACAGGCAAGTCATAAGTAATCTGCCCTTGAACCAAAGGAATCGACCCTTGCTCAATAGTCCACAGGTTAATGCCACGGTTTGCCCAGTCGGCAAACAAAAGGTTCAGAGAACGCCTAGCCGTACGGTGCTCATAGCCAGTACGCACCTCAACGCCACAGCGCTCGTAAGCCTCTTCGATGATGTCGTTGAGGTCTAAATTAAATGCTGCGGTGCCAGAAGTAGTCACTTCTTAAATCCTTTTAGTGTTGCCGCAAGTCGGGCACGTTGTCCAAGTTTTCCCGGTTTCTTTGCTGCGGAGGCTAACTTGGCGGCGGGGATTTTCTCGCCTTTTTTTACACCAAGGGATTTTCGTAAAGAGCCGGGTTTTTTGATTGCCTTCTGTATCCATTTTTCAGCCATTATCGAAACCTCGCTGTTTTCTTTGCAATTCCCTTAGGTTGGGAAACGAACTGCTTACCCGCAGCTTTACCTGCCCGTTTAGCCCTCGTAGTAGCTGCATATTCGGAGGGAGACAAAGACTTAATGGCCTTCTCGGGAAGGTATCGTTCACCAGTAACCGAAGAAGGCTTGCCACTTTTAGTTCTCCACTTTTGGGCTGTCCATTCTTTCAAGCTCTTTTGCGGCTTCTTTAGCGACATTTGTCTCTACCCTTCGCCTTTCTCTGTGTGCCTCGGCAGCAACTAAGATCCAATCAAAAACGTTGCCGTCTTTCTTTGGGTCGTAGACAGGCTTCCTAATCACTTATACCCGCCCCCAGCCGCCTTGTACTTTTTGGCTAAGAGTTGGGCTTTTCTTGCTGACCACTGGCCTGCGGCTGTTCCCTGCGTGGCTGACGCTTTAATCTGTTCAAACAAGCGCTTGCGCATAGAAGGCTTTGTATAAACTCCTGCTTCATTGACGCGAGTTTTAGCGCTTCCTCCAGACTTAAAGACTTGGAATTTGTCTCCATCTTTTCGCCTTTCAGTTTTGGCAGTAGGCATCTTGGAGGCCATCATGGCCCCCATTCCACGCGAGGGCATCATTTGCAGCTACTACCGCCGGTACGCATTTTCTTAGGCATGCCACCGTAAGCCATCTTAGGCATACCGCCAGCTTTCATCTTAGCCATGCCACCAGCTTTCATGCCAGTTTTGCCAGCCATCGCTACGGCTTTACCCTTGGTTTTACCCTTCTTAACAATTCCGTCTGCTGCTTTTTTGTAGCCCATGATTACACCATCCTTCCTTTAGTTTTACCGCGAATAGCACAGCCGTCAGCACGCTTGGAAGCGGAGGACTTAACTGAGCCGCCTTTCTTATAAGTGGGAGGTTCAGCCATGCTCTCAAGCGCTTCGCTTCTTTTAGCTCGCTTAGCTTGCTTAAACCCTTCAAGGTTCATGGCACCGCGCTCTTCAGGGGTTTCCATTTCAACGTCAGCCTTACGAGCCTGAGAGCGGAAATTGGATGCACGATCCATGCGCATTGTGTCCATAACTTTTTTAGCCTCGGGCGTTACTTCCCGATCTTTCTCTTCTTTGGTTTGCGTGGTGTACTTCTTGCCACCAAACTCAAATGTTTTATCGCCGCGTTTACGGGCGGCGGCAAAAGCTGCTCCAAATCCACTTTTCTTAGCCATTTCGCTGCTCCATCATTCGATCAAGTTTGTATTCCAGCCGGTCGAAACGGTCGATCAGCTTCTGCATCTCGGTATTGAGTTCAGACCTTGTGATGTGGTCCCGAGCAACCTCTTCACGCGTACGGTTCAGCAAAATGCCAAGCCGGTTGATTTCGCCAAACTTTTCTTTAAGCACGTAACCCATCACTGCCACTATCAAGGTTAGTGCCATGTTCCATAGCATCATTTCCATTTAGCCGCACTTCCATCGTCTTAAAGATTGGTTAATACGACTGTTGGGATCTTTACGCGTTTCAGGCTTAGCCAATTTCTTCATACCCTCCATTCGAGCACAGAACGACTTACGACGGGCTGCACGCTTTCCGGTGGGTTTATCCTCTGTAACGGCGGTCTGGAGCTTAGAGCCAGGATTAGCACGACGGTAGGCTTTTACGCCTTTCTCCGTCATGCCAGCACCCTTTTTCGTAGGCAAAAAATTACCAGACTTCACAGAAGTCTTTATTCCCATGCCTTTAGCTTTAGCCATGACTTAGCCACACAGAAGAGTGAGTGTGGTTACGTTTGTAACCGTCACAGTTGCGTAGTCATCGCGTGCTTCATTACCCACCAGAATACCTTCAGCAGGCATAAACAAGCTGTCAGCAAAGCTAGCCGCTGAAGTTGGGGTCACGATTTTGTAGTGAGGTACAGACAGGTTGGGGGAGGTAATAACGATGCTTCCTGCCGACCCACCACCAACATAGTACAAACCCTTAATCCGAGTACGTGGGAGAGCCAAATCGGCTGTATACCCAACACTTACGTTGTTAACTGATGTTGCGCTTGCAACAACGCTTGTTACGGAGGAAAAGTACTTAGTTGAAGAAACGGTGTCTGTATCAACGCCTGTAATGGTGTCAGTGCCGATACCGCCATCCGTAGTCTTTCCAACGATTGTTCCTGTAATCGTAAACACCGTCGTTGCGTCGTCACCGCTTGAAGTCACGGATACTTTATACCCATAACCGTTACGGCCCGGCACGTTTGCAGCTAATGTCAAAGGCCCTGCCGCTCCAATTGTGGCAGCAGCCCTGTAAAAATCGACATCGGCCTCCGGTGTTACCGACCAAATATCATACTGTTGGGAAGCCATAGTAGCCTCCTATTATTGGTCAGCAAATGCAGGAGCAGTAGCACCAACAGCGGTACCAAAGATTTGCCAGTTCGTAGCGTCTTTAGCGATCACAGTAATGTTTGCGGCAGCAGGTACGTTGACTTGCAGCTTACTGTTGGAACTGCCGTTAGAAAACACAACCGAAACTGCACCGTCATCGGTGTCGTGAAATACTACGCCGCCAATAAAGTAGTTGGTGTCCGAACCTGTGTTGATAATAAAGTCGGTTGCATCAGCAGCACCGCCAGCATAAACAAAGGTAAAGGACTGTCCAGCAACAGGAGCAGGAAGAGTGTATGTGTTGTCTTGGGTGCCGTTGGGTACGAGGTTAATAACACCACCGCCGTTAGCAGCCGCAGTTAAAGTAGCATTACCATCAGCAAGAGCTACAGGTGTAGCAACAACGCCATTGACGCCAAGGGACACGGCAGCAACAGTTTCTGCGCCGGTGGAAGAATTAATGGTTACAGTTTGAAAGCCGTTCTGTGAGCGAACTGGCCCGGTAAAAGTCGTATTAGCCATTTAAGGCTCCTTTCGTGTAGTAGCACATCCTCACACCGTCTCTACTAAGTCTGCTAGGTCAGTCGGTATGAGTAAAAATCCTAGTGCCTAAATAATACAGTGAAACAGAAAGGGGGCACAAGGCCCCCTTCCATTATGCCGCGCCTGCTGAGCCGTACATGCCCAGAGGATCGGACCAACCAAACGAATAACGCTCACGGGCCTTGTAACGGACGTTGCCGGTATCAAAGTCGCCGTCCATGCTGTTCTGCATGGGGGTACGAACAAAGTGCTTCATACCGTTGGGAACGTCAGTCGTAAGGAACCAAGCATCTGCGTCGGTCAAGAAGTGGTTAATTGCATAACCCTCGGGAATCGAGCCGTTATTCTTGAGCGCATTGATGTCGTTATCGGCAGTAGCCACGCGAAGCTCAGTCTCAAGAAGACGAGTCGCAATAAACTGCAATGCGGGAGGAATAACCAGCTTGCGGGGGCGAGCTGCAATCAACAGGCCACGCTCATCCGTCCAAGCAGCGATCTGAATAACGGCGTTCTCAAGAGAAGTCTCATTCAGGTCAGCAGGCGTGGTGGGGATGTTGCTGTTAACGCCGCCAGACACCAAGGGGTGCGAAGCAGAGAACAAGGGCACGCCGTCACCACCGGGGTAGTTCGTGTCGAAGCCATTGTTAAGAACAGCAGCAGCCTTAACTTGCTTTGTGTACGCCATAGCGCGAGCAAGAGCCTTGGTATAACGGGCCGAGAGGGAGTCATAGAGGTTGTCCTCAATTGCCTCTTCAGTCACGGAGAAACCAAGAGCGATTGTCTCGTGTGTATAGCGAGCAGTGAAAGCTTCTTGTGCGTTGTCATAAGCAATCGCAGCACCTTCGTTTTTAACGGGGGCAGCGGAGAAACCGGACAGCTTGGTTTCTTCTTCGAACGAACGCTCGGAAGTTTCGGTTTCGTAAATCTCCTTGTGCTCTTCGCCGTAGCGGGAGTACTCAAGACCAAACAGGGCGTTTAGGCCAGGAAGGAGTTCTTTAAGTAGTTGTGCGCGTGAAATAGCCATTTAAATCGCTCCTTATACGCCAACGGCGGTGTCATAAGCGTGCATACCGAAGTTGAACTTCACAATCACTTCGGGATACAGGATGTTGCCGCTTGACTCGTAAGCGGTATCCGGCACAACGTCAACGATGCGAATTGTCAACGTATCAGTTGTAGCAGTTGAATCAGAAATAGCAACTTGCGAGTTACCAGCATTGGTAATAGCCGTGTTGTTTACGATGGTGGCGTTGTTGCCAACAGACGTATATTGAACACCGGACACAACCGTAGTGCCAGAAACCACAGCCACTTGGAACAGGGCATCGGGATCATCACAGACATAAGCCGTAATGTTTCCAGAAGTCACTGTCGTGCCGCCAACAAAGTTCTGTTGGAACTGAAGTTGACCTGTGCTGGAATTAATGAACTCGCAACCAAGAAACACGCCAGCGAAACCGCCGGTGGGCTTTGATGTAGTTGCACCTGAACGCTCGACAGTACCGTCACTAGCACGAATAAGCAGATCGCCATAGCCAATTGAAGTGGCGTATGCACTGGCAATCCGCATCTTACGTGTAGCACCGGCAAATACCTGTCCACCGATCAAATTGACCGGTCGGAAGCCATAAGGCTTGCTAACAGTAGGATAAGCCATTTTAAACTCCTAAAATTTATTTAGAACCAGAACCAAATCCGACACCTCTGGTAGTAGAAGTTTTCTTCTCACTAAACAGCGGCATACGGGGATCACTTTGTCGCATGAAGTTGTTATCCACAGACTCCATTTGGGCCGTGTTCTGCTTACGGTAGTAGGTATTGCGCGAATCAACCAACTCGGCTGGCATCTTGCACAACATCAAACCACCCAGCTCAACGTTCCCATTTTTGTCACCTGCGAGCATAAGCTCGGGATGGTCATCTGCTTTGACCGGTTCCCAACCTTCACGGGTCTTTTTGGAAACATTCTGCGGAAGTGCTGCGCCCAGAAGGGAGGTAGCAATCCACCGAAATTTCCAACCCGGTTGAGGGGTGGGGTCAGGAAGAGTGCTCGGTGGAACGTATTCCATGCTACGAGCAGAACTCTCACGTGTTTGAAGGTTTCTAGGTGTGCGCTCTTGCGCACCGTCACGGCTCATTCGTTCAGACATTTTAGGACTCCGATGTAAGTTTAAGTACTTCTTTAGCGTACTGCTCATTGGTTAAATTAAATTTCCTTGCCAGGGCTTCCTGGGTCTTAGTCAATTTAACTTTTGTCTTACCGTTGGCAGCTCGTGATACAGCGGCTACTACGTTAGCCGGACGTTTACTCGGTTGTTCCTTCTTTGTCTCTCCGAAAAAGCTCGGAAACACTTCGCGCATGCGAGCGTCTACTCGCTCGTAATATTCATCACTTCTGGGGTCAACCCCAGACTCGACCAATTTTTTGTGCACCGCTAATGCAAGACTGGTCATCTCATCATCCTGTCCAAACCACTGATTTTGCTGTTGCCAGCTCATCGCTTTTTGGTCAGGTTGAGGCACCTGCGGCGTATGAGGTTGATTATATACCTCTTCTTTTTCTTCTTGTAAAGGGGCTGGGCGATAACTTTTTAACCGCTCAATACTAAATTTCGCTTCAGCCAACTCTTCTTGGGCAGAAATAATAGCGTCGGTGTCGTAATTCTCTTGGGCTTCTTTGAGTTTCTTACGAGCCATAACCAGCGCAGATTCAGCTTGGGCCTTCATACTTTCTACAGCCATATTCTGATTTGTGCTGACGTTTTGGCGAAGCGATTTGTTTTCGTCAATTAATTTCTGCGCAATACGGACTGCTTCTTCCCGTTCACGCAAAGCCGCTTCCTTAGCCCGACGCTCATCATGACGCGCGTGCGTAAGCTCCTTCATTCGCTTCTGGACTTTTTCGCTGTACTCAGCGACCTCTTCATCCGTTGGATCAATAACTTCACGGTCAAGAGGCTTACGCCCACGGTCTTCTTCAGGGGTATCGTCAACTATTTCTAGCTCAATATCGCCCTCTTCAGTTTCAATCTCAATATCCTTTTCTTCGACTTCTTTCTCGTCGGGGAATTTGTATTGTTCTGGCATGTTTAGCTCCTATTAAGCGCGGGTATATCCACGTGGATCTTCGACAACGGCTTCAACTTGATCGTCATTAATCAAGCGGAACTCTCTGCCGTGAATTTTAAAACGAGTTCCTGAGTAAGCACGTACTAACACAAAGTCACCTTCTTTACACCAAGGGCCTTGTGGAAACTTCATCTCGTCTTTGTAGGCATCAGGGCCGACCTTAATAACAAACAAAACAGTCGTACTGTGCTCTTCGACTTTGGATACGGATTCAGGCTTTAAAAGATCGGTGCCCGAAAACTTATCTTCAACCTCAGGTATGGCGCACAACAGTTTCCAGCCTGTGGGGTTTGGCAACTGGGTTGCCTGCTGATTTTCGTCAGTCATCTGCTTCCTCTACTTTCTTTGCAAGGTCAAGTAAATAAGACTCCGCCATAGCCAGACCCTGGATGACTCCGCAGAGTTTTTGATACTCGTCAAAACTTCGACAAGCGCCGCCTGCAATGTCGTCGGCGTAGTTGTTTAAATCTTCTCTAATCTTCCCGCGTAGAACTTCTACGAATTTATTCATCATTCAGGTGGTGTCCTTTCCGGTTCCGCCATGGTTTTACCCAGGTCAATGCCCATCCGCATACCTTCCATCTCCTGCTTCGTGGCTTCAATTTGGCGTTTAAGCTCCATTTCTTCCTCAGACTTCTGGATGTCGATGCCTAAACGTGCCCCCTCAAGCTCAGTTTGTTGCTGGGCTTTAAGTTCGTCGAGCTGCAATTGCAGCATCTTAATTTGTGTATCTGCTTGGTCTTTCTGGGCTTTCCGTTGGACTTCAGCCTGTTGGATTTGAAGCTTCTGCATTTCAGCCATCATGATTGGATCTTGAGCGTTCTGAAGCGCCTGTTGCTGGGCTTTCGCCTGTAGGCTTTGAGCAAGAACGATCTGCGAACCTTCAGCCACCATCTTGGAAATCTGAACCTCCATGGCTTCGGGGATCTTCTCCTCTGGCCCTGGCAGCGGTGTGCCGACGGCATCTTGAACCTGACGACGGTACTGGTAGCCCAAATGTTCAGCAATATGCGCTTGGAGAGCGCCAACAATTAAGCTGGCCTGAGGGTTTTGCCCAATCAACGCAGCTACTGCTGGGTCGTTCATCATGTTCATGTGTGTCTGAATATGCGCCGTATGGTCTTGATACATAAATGCCTTCAAAGGCTTGAGCTTAAGCGCATTCATGTTTTCGGTAATAGGATCTTTCGGCGTTTGGTCATCTTCCGTCGGCACAAGCTTGGCAGCGTTGCGTATTCCCAACACTTCTAGCATCTGCCGGTGCAGAGCTGGCATGTCGTAAATCTGCGGAGCCATCTGTGAAAGCTGAAGAACCGCTTGGTACTGCACCACCCTTTGAGACATGGTTGCCGCATTGGGGTCAGACACAGGGATAATCTCCACCATGTCATAGTCAGCCTGCTTCGCATGACGCTCTCCGCTTAACGGATCGTAGTCATAGTCGTCGTCGGTGTAATCCCTAATGATCGCAGCTAAAAGCTGAAGCTCTTGCTTGAAGGCGTAGTGGACCCGCGCCTGAACTGCTGACATTACCTTGAGCATCCGCTCCAAAAGAGCGAGTGTTGTGCCGACAGGCGCCTGAGCGCTCATGTCAGAAATCTTCATATCCGCAGTTGCAGCGAACCGACGCCCTTCTTCGACAATCGTGTTCATCAACTGGTAGAGCGTTGCGCTTGGCTCTTTGTATGGCAGCGGCAGAATGTTATCCCGCAGTGCACCAGAACCAATATCAACATCTCGGAACTCACCTGGAGCAATCGGCGTGTCATCACCTTTAATACGCAAGCCTCTGGACTTCAGGCCCCCTGGCAGGTTTGACAACGTACCCGCATCCACAAGCTGCCTCATGATCGAGGTCGCCGACTTCGCAAACCCACCGATCAGGTGGAACAGCCCGAACCCATAGAAGCCAAAGCCTGGGATGTACGTGTAATGCACGAAGTGGTCGCGGCGCTTCTTGGTGTCATCGTTTTCGTAGTAGTTACGGCGAATCGCCAGAATGTCGCCAGTGCCTTCAACCACCGTTACCACGTAAGGTATGGCTATGCCTGTAGGCTCATCGTCTTCCATGTCTTCGTAACCTGGCAGGTCCAGGTTGACATGCACTTCGTACAGGATGTAACGGTCGTCGTTAATGGGCGACATACCGCTTTCTTTGTCTTTTTTCTCCTGTAGCTCATTCTTAAGCTTGGGCGGATCGCCAAGCTCAATGTCGCGGTAGAAGCCTGCCACCTGCAACTTGCGAATCTCGTTGCTAGTTTTGTACATCCGGTGTGTTACACGCTCGGCACTCTCCATTCCTACCGTGCCATAGGCCACAATAATGTCTTCTGCTGGAACGAACACTGATGTCTGGCGCTGGAGGCTGGGGTCGTAGTAAACCTTTTTGAACGCAGAACCAGTAGCTGGCAGGTTCCACAACATCCGCTCATGCTCCATACGAAACTCTGGCATACGCTCAGTAAGCTCGTAGTTCATGTCATCTTTAACACGCTGGGCAGCTTCTTCTTTCTCCCGCGTGTCTTTACCAATGATTTTGGTCTTCACCGGCCCCTGGGCAGGGAATGTCTCCATGATGGTTTCACTCTGGAACCGCACCACGGCCTCTGTAATCATGGGGTGGAACACACCACAGGCGCCATCCCAAGGTTCTGTGCGCTCTTCGTACTTCAGGCCGAGCAGCACAAGCCCTTCTTTGTAGGTCTTTTCCCAGTCTTTTCGGGAGTCCAGGTCGTCTTTGATGTTCTGAAGCAGCTCGTCACCAAGGCTCTGCAAAGCAGGATCTTCAATTTCCTCAGCTAAGTTTGTGTAAAAGTCCGGGCCTTCAGCGTCGGGGTCAATCAAAATCTCAAGCCCACCCGCTTCAATCTTTACTGACTCAGGGTCTTCAATTTCAATCTCAATGTCAGGTTCGCCCATTAAATCTTGTGCTTCTTCTTCGATTCCCATGGGGGCTTGGTATAGTGCTTTATCAATAGCCATTTCGGCTCCTAGTAGTACGCCGCCTTGCGGCTTCTAAAATACAGTGGTTCGTCCGGTTCGTCGCTTGGCAGCGTAATGAACCCCCCGTTTCTAAAGCGTAACAGCGCCTGGGTCATAGTGTCCACGTAGTCGTCGTGCTCACCCACCGGAAACGCCACAATCTCTTCAATCACATCTCTGGCCCACCGTGTGTCAGGCGCCCAAACGCACCCACTGGCAAATAAATCAGATACTGCGTTGACTCGCGCAATCTTATCGTTTCCACGGCTGGGGGTAAACTCATCAACCGGTATGCCCATGCGTCGAAGCTCTTGAATCAAGGGAGCACCTGCCGCCTTTTTCTCCACTAAGAACGCATCTGGGTTCCATTCTTTCCACTGCTTGAACGCAACCTCTTTTAGCTCTGGAAACTCCATCCGGTCTTTGAAGGCATCCAGCAAAATAATACTGGGTCGGTTGTTTTCTTCTTCGTTATACCAGATTCCCCAAGTTGTACATGCTGTGTAGTCGGCTGTGGTCTTGGCTTCATGCGCCGTATCCCAGGACTGGATAATAAAATCGCAGTTGGGTGGGTCTTCTGGCTCCCAAATCTTCCAATGACTACGCTTAATAAATGCTGCCGAGTCAAGCGTGGGCTGCTGCATGTACTGGGCGTTCCAGTACCTGGGGTCCATCGCCATCTTCTTCTGCTTTAACTGCTCAAGGGGCCATTGCTCAGGCCACAGGCTCTTTTCTCTTTCCGTATCTTCAAAAAGAATGGCAGGCAGCTCGACAATCTCCCAAGGTTCTGCGTCAGGGTTGCGTGCTTGAAAGCTAAGAAGCCGCCCAGTCAAGTCCACCAGGCTCCATCGTGTCATTACTACGATAATTCGGCCCCCTGGCATCAACCGCTGCAACGGACCGGTCTGGAACCACGACCAGGCGTTGTCAAATGTGGCCCTGGAGTTGGCTTTTATGTCTTGTTCAGAATGTGGGTCGTCAATAACAAACAAATCAGCACCCCGTCCTGCAAGTGCACCACCCACACCCACGGCATAGTACTGGCCCCCTTCGTTGGTTGACCACTTACCTGCTGCTTTCTGGTCATCAGCCACCTTTGTGCCGGGGAATACCTGCGCATAATCCTCTCCTTCGATCAAATTACGTACTCGGCGTCCAAAATCCTCAGACAATCCAGCCGTGTGGGTCGCCATAATGATCTTCTGCTCGGGGTACTGCCCTAAAAACCAGGCTGGAAACAGGTAAGAGGAGAACTCCGACTTACCCATACGTGGGGCGATGTTGATAATCACCCTTTTTCGCTTGCCAGAGGCTACGTCGGCAAATATTTTTGACAGTTTCCTGTGGTGTGCGCCTTCTTTGAACCCTGGGTAAACCTCTTTTGCAAAGGAAATCATGTCGCCCCTGGCGTTACGCAGCCGCAGGCGACGTTCTTGTTCTTCAAGCTCTTCCAAAAACTCAGCTTTTTGCTGCGGCGTCATGCTTTTGAGCAGCGCCTGGAGTTCAGCGTCACTAATCCTGTTCATCGTCGATTGTTTCGACCTCAGTTGCGTCAACCTCAACCGTGTTTTGTATAGCCGCTAGCTTTTGCTTAATCTTCTCGTCAAGCTCATGGTCACTTAGCTCGGTCTTCTTGATCTCGATGCGGTCTGTGAACAGCCCCACCTCTGTGACTTTACCTAGCATCTCAAGAGCTTTTAGGCGTATCCGTGCGTCAGGGTGGTCTGTCTCTTCAAGAATCTTAGCCACCGCCATACCCCGCAACTGCTTGGCGTGCTCAACAAACGACCAGTCGTAAACAGTCAGCATGCTGACTAATCTTTGAATGGCGGGGGGTAGGGTAATTTGCGTCAGTGCCTGCTTTGCCGTTTCGGGGTCTGCGGTCAACGCATGGAAAGCATTTCGTGCTTGTGTGTCTTGTGCATCAGCCACAACATCGTCATCTGGTTTGGCGCCAAGTTCAGTCAACCAGTCGGTTGTATTGATCTGCGCTTCAAGTAGCTCATTAGCATCTGCCTTTTCCAAAGGCAAAAAGCCGTCCATCGGCGAGTTGTATATCGCCGGATCATAGTTACCTTGTACCAAATGTTCTAACACGCGGGTCATTCCTCCCGTAAGCAAAGCTTGTGCTCTGTAGGCACGAGTGTATACTTGCTTCTGCCTGCTCGCAAGAGCAGTGATGTTTGATTCTCCTCGTAGGGCCACAGGCCCTTTCCCCGCCCCCGCCAACTGCGGGGGTTCTTTTTATCTAACTGTGTCTAAGATTTGACAATAACTATTTTGATTTTTACAAATATTTTTAGCATAGCGTTCCCTCCTCTTGTTTATTTATGCGTGCGAGAAGGGTGGGGGCCGATACCAGAAAGGGAGAAGTTCTGGCGTTTCCTTTGAGCTTGTCACTGTCAGCCATGCTCTTCAGGTACGGGCTGTTTAAGGTCGCCGCGCCGACCCGGCCCCCGCAGTTATGTTATCAAATTTGACAAAGGTGATTTGAATTTTTTACTAGAAATTTGACAACTGTGGTTTGTAACTGCGAAACACTGTTATTGCCTCCGCCTGCATCGCCGCAATATTCTTGGGGGGTGGGGGGTGGTGGGGTCTGCAAAACCGCCAAACCAATCGGCAGGCTCAGAGGCTAAATACCTATTATGTTATAATGTAAGTGTTGGTTGGGAGAACGCCTAGCCAACAACGTGTTTGCGACATGGTGTCGCAAACGCTTCAACCACAACCTGAAGGAGAGTCAATCATGACTAACAAATCACAAATCGTTGCGCTTTACGGCGAGTTACTTGCAACAAGTTTGAAACTAGACAGTTTGCTGGAGAAAGAACTCAGAGGGGGAAGCTTCTTGCCTGATTCGCTCATTGCACAACTCGCAGAAGAACACGCGAGGCAATACGATTGCTTCTTTGCCACAGGCGAGAATGGTGCTTACCACTTCTACACCAGCGAGGAATCAACATCAGCCAATCGTCACGACGCCGCCGAGCGCAAATGGCAACGCTGTATTGCCAAGTTTCACAACATCAAGAAAAGCAACCGAGGCGGCGCACGCAAGACCGAGGCCAAACCCGAGTGGCAGAAGCTGGGCGATGCGGTTCTCAAACTCAAGAAAGCCGAGATTGACCGGCTCATGAAATACATTGGTCGGGCCTAAACCTTTGCGACAACCTGTCGCAAACAACCTTGGGGCGCTTCGGCGCCCCTTTTCTTTTGGAGAATCATCATGTTCTTAATCCGTATCGAAGATGCCGGCGTTATTCGTGAGTACAAAGCCAACACCTACTATGACGCCATCACGCTGTTCCATGCGCTCACCAGCAAATTCCACTTCATTCAACTGTGGAGTGGTATCGAGCTTCTTCAATCCTACAAAGCCTAAGGAGACTTTCATGCGTACCAACGTGTTCTACGTTCGTGACTCACTTCGCGCCCATGGCCTAGCGTATTGTCTGTACCGGCGTTATAGCCTGTGGTCAATCTTCGTTGCTTGGCGTCTGCTCAAGCGGCAAGACCAGCAGTACATCTAATCAACCTACTTAGGAGATTCAACCATGTCTAAAACCTACAAAGACCTCGTGCAGTTCAAAGCCAAGCAAGACGCCAAGACCGCCAAGCCACGCAAGCATGGCGCCCGATACAAGCGTGAGCAGGTACAAAAGCGTGAGTGGAAGTCTGCCCTTGAGTATCGCCTTGGGAAAGACGACTGAGCTTTGCGACAACCTGTCGCAAACGCTTGTGTACAACGTGTTGGTGATATACCCACTTTTGTGTCAAATCTGGACAATAGTCCACTTTTGTCTGGGCTGGACACACAAGTGGGTCACTCAAACTCCGCGCCAGTATTGGCGCTGTCCACTTTAGCGTCCTAACTATAATATATTATTTATTATTTATTATTATTATTATAGGGCTTCTAGACTTCTGGACACTTTTTACTTTGTGTTTGTCCGGCGTGCTTGTTTCCAAAAAAGCTATTATAGTTGGGACACTACTACCCAAACCCCGCATGTTTACTCGTTCTCTGCTGACCCACTTTAGTGTCCAGTTGAGATAAAAGTGGACATCGCAGGGAAAAAGTGGACACTTTTTACAATCACATCGAGAGGTATCTTATGAAACTGTGTGACCAATGCAACCAGCAAAAACCGCCCGATGCGTTCAAACGCAGGGCATCACTCGCACAATCTCGTGCGTGGACTAAGAACCCAGCCATGCGAATACGCCTTGAGTACGAGAGCGCTGTGTGTAACGAGTGTGCAAGAACCCACACCAGACCCACGATGTCACTCTCGCCTGCCGAGGCACGCAAGCGTATGCACAACGAGGGCAAGACCGAGTTGGAAATCAGCGAGACTCTGAAGCGTATGCGTAAGTCTGCGCTCGACAGTAAGCGCATGACCATATTAAAGAACAGGCAAGCCATGTTCGCCGAGACTTACACCAACATGGCTAAACAACTGGACAGGGAGAAAAAGCGTGCCATGCGTGCGCCTGACCTTGTGCGGCTAGACGAATTAAAGCGTGCGAATGAAATATTCAAGCGCCTAAAGAATGAAGGGAAGAAAGTACCCATGCGCTGGGAAGATCTTCTCTCAAAGAAGTTTGCTACAAGGTGTAGCAAACACGATTGACACCCGTACAGAGGGAGTCAGTTGTTTAACGCAGTACTTTTTTAAGGAGAATCAACCATGACTAACAAGTACAAAGCCCTAACGCAAGAGCAATGCGCTCTTTTAAAGACAGTAGAGGCTAAACCATTTGAAGGTAAACCTTTGCGACAGACTGTCGCAAACAGGTACAAGACCGATGCCGAGGCGAGTGTGGCTTGGTCACGCCTGAAGTCCGAGTGTGTTCTTTTGAAGAAAGCGAGGTGATGTGATGAAGATACGAGACTGGGTGTTAGTGAATGAAGAAACAAACGAGCCGGTGCCTGTGGGCGCAAGCATTACGAGCTTTCGTGGCGAGCCAACCAAACTCATGGGGGGTATGCCCCCACACAAGCCATCAAGTACTGGGCGTGTGTGGGTGAAAGACGCTGACTCGTTCCCAAGTATTAGTGAGTTCTTTCCAAGCGTGTTTGGTTTGAAGTGGGTTAAACAAGAAAGCGAGCCGTTAAGAAAGGAGAGTGATGGCATGAAGACTTACGAGTTGTGCGTGGTGACTAAAGAGTACCGCTACATAACAGTCGAAGCGGCGAGTGAGCAAGACGCTATCGACATGGGTTGGGACAAGGTAGCGGCTGGAGACTTATTTGAAGATGAAGCCACAGACAACGACACAGATATTTATTTAGAAGGCGAGGTAACGCCAGCCAAAGGAGGTGTGAAATGAAAGTGTGGATTGTGTGTAGACCATGCGATGACCCGTATTACGAAGGGCATCCGACAGGGCTAGTGTTTACTGACAAAGAGAAAGCCGAAGCCTATCTCAGGGATAGGAATGGAGAGCCTGAAGATACAAAAGAGTATCTGAACTCAGCGTTGTATTTGGAAGAAGGAGAACTGCAATGAAACTACAGAAAGTATTGCCGCTACAAAACAATCGTACCAAGCCTAAAGGTGCTTGGCCCCTAACTCGAATGGTATGCCGCTGGCATATAAAGCGCCCACAACCTTGGACATGTGCGCAAGAACACGAGGAGCGTGTTCGCAAGAACTGGCGTTGGCGTTTGCTTGATGCCATGTGGGAGAACAGAAATGCTCAGTTGTCGCAGTGCGTGCCGTTTGCTTTGTACAAATGGAAAGCGTTTGGGTTCGATGGTGAACACCAACCCGTGTGGACAATCGCTGATTACTTGAAAGGGGGTGTGAAATGACTAGAACAGAACTTGGTGAGTTGTTGGACAAGCTAGAGCTTGATACAGGTTTGCGCTTTGACTACGGCGAATCTTTTGAAGGGGTGCAGTACATACGCTTTGAAGTTGAAGAGGAGGACGAAGATGAAGATTGAAGTGAACGTGACCATAACTGTGGAGTCATCGAGCATTTGGCAGTATCAGTTGTTCGATGCGATGCAGAACATCGGGGCGTCAATCATGAACAACCCCGAGTTTAACCAAGGCAAAGGTGACAGCAACTACTACGCCTACGAGTACACAATGAAAGGAGTCGAGTGATGAAACCACAACAGTTGTCAGAAACGCTCAAGCAAATACATGAAGCGCATGAGCGAAAGGAAGAGAATTACTTGAAGCTACTCAAGATGTGCCTCAGGCATATCGAGCCTGAGCAAGTGCAACCTTGGCAGGTGTTGGAGTTACGCAAGAGGCGCAACGACTTAGTTGCGGCGATAAAGCAGCTTATCAACGAGAAGGAGAAACAAAATGAAATGGTTGCTTGAGTTTTTCTGTTGTGAAAACTGGAAAGAGTTTGCTGTGGTCATGGTGCTTGCATCAGTAGCAATGCTCATCTTCTGGTTTACGTTGGCGCTGGTGTTTGCGCTGTTTGGATAGTTTGCGACATGGTGTCGCAAACATTTTAATAAGGAGAGTCAAATGACTAACGAAAATAATGAGTACGCTGAAGCTTATGCCGAAGCACTTGGTGTATCAACCAGCAGTATCGACCTCACCAATGACACGCTTGCCGCATTGCGCTCAGAGATAAACCAACTGCGTGCAGAGGTGCTGGGCTTGCGTGAGAACGCCGTTGAGTTGGCGGGTATTGCTTTCAATGAGCAGAGGTATGGCGAATGGTTTGAAGCTAACTTTGTCGGGCGCCTCGATGAGATGGTGGAAACAATGGTCAGTGACAAGGTTGAGTACCTCGTTGACGATGACTACATCAACTCAAGGGTTGACCTCAGCGAGCATGACGTTGCTGAGTACGTTGACACCGATGCGATTGCTCGTGATGTGCTGAGTGACAGCAACCTCGAAGATAAGATTCAGGTGATGATTAATGAATCTATTGACGGGCTTGAAGTACAGATAACTCGATAAGGAGAATCATCATGGGATACAGAAGCGAAGTAGCAGTACGAGTCGTTGGTGACGCTAAGAAAGTGGCGGCGTTGCGAGACACGATGTTGCTCAAGTACCGAGACTCAGAGGGATACTTGTGGCTAACGCAGGATTTGTTTAATGAAGGTGGTGACAACCCTTGCGCAGAACACAGGGTGAATATGGACGGCACCGAGGAGTACCTTTCTGAGTTTAACGACACCAAGTGGTACACCGAGTGCCAGAACTGGTACGCCACGCTCAAAGAGTTGGCTGAGTCTGTTGGTGTGGCTGTTGAGTTTATACGTGCGGGGGAGGAGTCAGGTGACGTTGAGCATGAATACTCCGACAACATTGACGACTACGGCGGCACCATCTTATCAACCTCAACGAAAATTGAAGTTTTTCGAGTCGTTAACTAACCACAAGGAGAATCATCATGGCATACGCAAGCAGAGCATACGAGTGCAAACCTATTTGCAACTACAACGCCGCCGAGCGGCACATGAAAGAAACCAAACCTGTGCGCTCAGAGAAGTGGCGCTCAGACGAGCGACCCCTACGCAAGCGTTCGCAGTACCACTATCGTCTGCAACATGGCACGTGGCAGGGGCGTAGCTTCTACGATGTCATTCACCATCGCACGCCGTTGATTCGCTACTGGGAACCGTTCGACAATGGCGACCACGTTGTGTCTTTGTTCTACTGGAACAGCATGAGTTCACGAGACTTTATGTCTGCTCACCGCTGGGGTGGTTGGAATCGGCTGACCACAACGACAGGCACCGAAGTCTGTATGCCTTTGTCATCGGTGCCAAATTCAGCTAGGTGGTTTCAAGGTTCTTTCGAGAGTCCCTTTGACGGTACCAACTTCACAGCGCACCTCGTGTTCGACGAGTCACGCAAGCTCAGGGTAGACGACAGCGTCATGGTGCCTGTGTGTAAGCCGGTATCGTCAGACCATGACAAGACGTATCGAGCAAGCATACGAAACGAGATACGAGTGTTCAAAGACATCATGCTCATTCAGTTCCAACGCATACGTGACAGCGTGGAATACAGCCATCGTGACGGCGTGCCGTTCCAAGAAACCAAAACCACGAGGAGTGACGAGTACCACACCATTCGCTCGTTGCTAACTAAGAAACTCGTTGGGGTTGACCTTGACGATGCGGAGAACGCCAGACTTATGCAAGCGCTCATTGATGTGGGTCAGTATGTGTACAACTCGTTGGCATCAAAGTCTGCGTGGTCTGCTGGCGCTCTCAAGTACGACTGGCGCTCAAGACTAAGCACGATTGCCCCAGACTACGAGCCGCCTGAGTTCGATGCGTTTGTTGCGGCGTTTGAGCGTACGGTCATCAAGGCTGTGGGCGGTGACCGCACCTCTGCGGTTAAGCTCATCGGCGACATGGGGGTGTTTCCGCTGGCATCTGAGATGCCTCGCAACTACAAGTTCACGCAAGTATCTGATTTCACCGAGTTTTTTGATGTCTATAAGACGTTGCTCACAAAGTTTGAGGACATCAAGAAGCGGCTGTCAAAGGTTTGACGGCTGTGTTTCACCGTAGTAATATCTTTTTACAACATACCCAAAAGGAGAATCATCATGGCTAATCAATCAACCAATCAATCCGACTTTCTTTCGTTCAAGCAAATCGTCAGCCTCATCAAAGGCGTGGGCCACAAGCGCACGGTACTTGTGATGGGCGAGAACGGTATCGGCAAGACCTCGATTCACAAGGCGCTGTGTGCTGACCCCGACTTTGCTGACTTCATCAAGCCAGCACCTATCGACTGCACTCAGTTGTCTGACGGTTCGCTGTTCATGCCTGACATTGACCGTGAGCGTGGCGTGTCTACCGAGCTACCCAACGAGCGCCTTGGCATCAGTCGTACCAACCAGCGTGGCGTCAACGGCGCCAAGCCTACGCTGATTATGTTCGACGAGATCGCCAAGATTCCTCAGTACGTTAAGAACATGATCGCACCTATCGGCTACGAGCGCAGGGCCGGTGTGTTCTATGCGCCCGATGGTTCAATCGTCATCATGGCGACCAACCTAGCGAACGAGGGTCTGGGCGATATGTTGCAAGCTCACCTTGGCAACCGACTTATCAAAGTCAAGATGCGCAAGGCTACCAAAGAGGAGTACTTCAACGACTTCGCCATACCCAACGGCATGAACGCTATGCTGATGGCGTGTCTCGATGAGCACCCCGAGGTGTTCGACTCGTTCTTGGACTACGAGGAAGGCGGCAAGTTTCACGGCGTCAACTTGGAGAAAGACAACCCGTCGATCTTCAACCCTCATGCGCTGACACCTCAGACTGCTTACGCTTCGCTTCGTTCGTTGCATGCGGCGTCTGACATTCTCGATGCGTACGAGCTTGGTGCGTTCGATGACAGGACGCTTGAGTCAGCACTGGCTGGCACGGTGGGTGAAGTTTACGCCGCCAAGATTCTGTCTTACATCAAGTTCGGTCAGCAGTTGCCAAGCCTTAGTTCCATCAAGGCCAACCCCAACACCGCTGACTTACCACGCAACAAGATTGCTCAGCAGGTTCTTGTACTCAAGATGATCGGGCAGACACGTGACCGTGATGAGGCGCAAGCCTACGTCACTT